TAAAGGATAAATATAATCTGAATATCCACAATGAACTGGTCCTATTTTAAGAAAAGCCCCTTTACTAGTTATCTTGTAATGAGTTACCATAAAATGGAATCTCATATTAGAGTTAACTAATAAGAAGTTTATTAATCCCATTGTAGGATTTTCAATGTTAATATCCAAACACATAAGACTCATAGAGTGAGCATTTAATCCTTTATTATTAAAGGTATCTCTTAACTTTGTGAAATATTGCTCATCTATAAAGATTCTAGCATTCTTAATGTCAGAAATCTTTTTGTCAATTAAATTTTGATCCATTTTAATAGCTTATTATTGTTAATATCTTTTTTAATGTCCTCAATAATATAATAAATACCTCTATTTAAGATATTATAATATTGATTCTGAATGATACGAAGATCCTCTGGTTCATTAGACTTATTCCATTCTGTAAGAGTATCAGTCCAAAGTCCACTAATATCACCTAAAAAGATATCATCAGGTGATAAATCAGATAAACTTTCTGTTCTAAATACACCATACTTATTTGGACAAAGCATATATGCTTTATTACATCTTGTGTAAAAAGCATTAATCAACTTCTTATTAAAATTATAAAGTTGATCTAATGTTTGACTAAGAGGTAACGTCTCATCAAACTTTTTAGCTAAAGTTAACTCTGCTAAAAGCTCTAACTTGCGATGATGACACTTTGTGTACTTAACAGCTAAGACTATTGATAACACAACTACAACTGAAAAAATGATTAATAAATACATAACTGATTTTTGTTTTAATTATTGTTTAAATTAAAAAACATATACCTTATTTACTTCGTATATATGCAAAAAATAATTTTTTAGGACTATTCGGAAACGTTGAAATTACTGTCTAACCAACGGTTAATAACAGTTCCAACTTTATTTCCGATTAGTGCAGCACCAATAGATGCTACACTAAAAAGAAAGAGAGTTACTAACATTAATAATATTTGTTGATAATTGGTAAAAGGTCTTCTTTAGATACATAAGAGAACTTTAAAAGAATATTTTTCACTTCTTGATAAAAATCTATATCAGTATCTGTAAAAGACTGAGATAATTTAAAACAGTCAGATATGATAAAAGATATAGACTTATTAGATACTCTTTGAGCACCCACAAAGTCAGATCTAGAATTTCCAGAATTCAGACAATGTCCTAAATTACTTAGAAAATTATTATGTTTCTGAAAAGCTAATCCATCAAGATAGACATTATAAATCTTAGATCTTTCTGCTCTCTTTAATGAATGACTGAAACAACCCATTCTTCCATTTTTAATTCCTATAGAAATACCTACAATATTTTCTAAAGGAAGTCCTTCTTTGATATATGCAATGAGATGTCCTACCTCATGACATATTGTTGATTCACGATTAAACATATGCTATAACTTATTTTGATTGATTAATAATTCTAAAGAAAAACCTCCAGATTGCTCTGGAGGTAAACATTTAATAATAACTAAAATGCTCTAATTACTATCATGTTTTTGTTTTTATATATGCTAAAAGAATTTTGATATAAAGATATCTAAAACTCTGTAGAGCCAAATTTCAGTTGTTGATGACAATTAAAAAAAATTTTAAAAAATTGTTTTCAACTAACTCGGTAAAAAATCTATTTATTTTGTTCTTGATTATACATCCATTTAAATTTGGATTCTGGAATATCTGGCAAATTGTCAATTTCTTGAGATATTGATAGGCTACTCACCCATTTAATCTTCATTCCACGAACAATTTTGAATGGATTGGCTCGTTCTATGATGAACCATCCTAAGTGATTGTTAGAATGTTTATAGATTGGAAGCCAAAAATCTTTCGAAAGATACAATCTTTGTTTCGTGGTAATTAAACCATATACTGTAATATACTTTTCCATCGACTTTATACAAACATTTAATTAAAAAATATACAAACATAAATGGAACAAAGACAAAAAATAGGGGAAAAGTGATTATCTCACTTCTCCCCATTTTTACTTATTACATCTTTGCATAAAGATAATAAGTGTTCCAAGACTCAAAACGCTTGTTGAAACTGCGACGGATAGCCACAATCTTCAACTCTTGATTATGAACCAAGCCACCTTCAAGACAAGCACGTGCGATTGTTGACATTCTGTTGTTGTCAAACTTGACAACATTTGCGATATCAAAATCGTTTGTAATCTCGAGCAATGGATTGCCGTTGTCATCAACTTCAGAAGATACCATATTTCCGTCTACTTCTGACATTTGGAACTGGTCAATATTAAAATATTTTCTAATATTCGGAGTTCCTGCCAAAGTAGCCAAAGAAATAGTACCAGTATCAGTAATTGCGTCAGCCCAACTAACTGGTCTACCATTGATTTCTGAACTTGTTGGAGTCTTTGCAAGTCCTGTAACTTTGAAAGTATCGCCTAATGAACGACCTTCATTGTTCAATACTTTGTCACCTTTTTCGTTAAAAAAAGCTAACATTTCACTTGAAACACCCAATTTTTCTAAATCTGAAAATTTTTCCATTTTGTTTTTAATTTTAATTAATTATTAAATGTTTATGAATCGATTAAATATATAATATATTTTTTCTATTCAAAGGTGGTGGGGGGACTAAAATTGTAGTGTACTCTCTCTTCCATCACATACAAAATTTTTTAAAAAATTGTCCTAATTTTTTATAACTTTTTTCTTAATATTTTTTGGATAGGGTAAACTGGATAGGGGGGGGGATTATATTATAAGTACCTGTACTATAATTTTTAATATATACCCATAACTAATTTTTAAAAAATTAAATTTATTGACAGCGGAGCTGTTTAAGTATAGTTACGATTAAGTATAGTTTTAAGTATAGTTAGATATCACCTCTCGGTCACTATGTATCAACTCTCGGTCAACCCACTTTCAATTCTCGGTCAACTCAACCGAGAGGTAATACATTAACAATATTTAACTTTTTTAACTTTTAATTAATACAATTTAACACTATATTTGTATTAAACAATTAAGATAAAGATATGACAGAAAATCTACAACACGTACAAGTGCCTAATAAAATGGCGGATAAAAATTTAACTCCTAGAGATCAATTAATATATTCAGTAATTAAATCACATGATGGAGAAAAAGGATGTTTTCCTTCATTAAAAATAATTGCTGAAGAATCTGGAATTAGTATTAATACTGTAAGGAAATCAATAAAAAATTTAGAAGAAGCTGAATATATAATAGTACAAAAAGTGGGAAGACAACAATATTATAAATTTAGTCCATATAAACAATTTGAACCAGTATCTCCAGATTTATTAAATAATAAAGAGATAACTCCAAAAACAAAAGCATATATAATTGCATCACAACAATATATGTATAAAGATGTTAAAGATTATGGTAAGATTTCTACTTCTAATAGGAATCTATCAACATTAATAAATATGCCACAATCAACTATTAATGATTGTAATACCGAATTAAGAGCTAAAGGATTTCTACAGGAATTACAAAATAAATCTTTAGAATTAGATGGGAGTAATTGTAATACTAAAACTAAGATATTTCATCTTACTAAATTAGGTCAAGCAATTATTTGGAAATTAAAAGATCATGAAGAAAGAATTAATAAGAATACTGAAGATATTAATAATATTAATGATAAGATGTCCGAATTAGAAAAGACTATTAAAACACAACAAGAATTAATTAATAAACTTTTAAAAAGTTCTAAAGTAGAAGAATATAAACTTTAAAATTACTTTTTAATAATTGTGAAAAAATATTAATTACTTTGGTACTTGAAAAATCTATAATATATTTGTATTAGAAATTATGAATGACTTATTAAATAATGATCATTTATAGGATATGTTTACTATAGATGATTACACAAAATCAGAAGAAATTCCAGGATATGATATTACTTATATTAAAAGAGGTGATCTATTAACTATAGGTATTAAATAGAATAATCCAGTGGATAGATTTAAAGAATATATAGATAGTTTAGATGATGAAATTTTTGATAAGGTATGTAATGAATATGAAGAATATACTGGACAATCATTAAATGATTTATCTATTAAAATGAAAAATAAATCTTTAACTGAAGATGAAATTAATCAGTATAAAGATTTGGTAAGATTAGTTGTTTTAAATGATATTCAAGAAAAATTAAATAAATATGAATTACTCCAACCTTTCTTATCCGCAATCCAACAAGGATGAAGTAGATATATTAAAAACTATAAAAAATATAAATAAGGAATTTCCAAATATGTCTACAGAAGAGATTTTAAAAATTATAGACTGTATAGCTTATAAAAATTCTTTTACTATTAAGGATAATTTATGGAGAGATAATTCTATTACTTATTATAGTAATGCACGATAATATTGCAATATTTTTTAGATATATCTTTTGAGAAACTATTTGGGAGTAGTTTCTCTTTTTATTGTCCTATGGTGTAATGGCTAGCACAGGAGGCTCTAACCCTCTTAGTCTGGGTTCGAATCCTAGTGGGATAACTCAATTGCCTTGTAGTATAATGGTTATTACGGCAGACTCTAAATCTGTAGCCTTCTGAGGGCGTCAATCTGGGTTCGAATCCTAGCGAGGCAACCAATTAAAAATATGTTATATGGAAAAAAATGATTAGGTAATGAGGGATATAATTTATTCCTTATATGAAAAAGTTATTGAATTATGTGATTATGTAGATAAAGCATCTACTAGATTAGGGATGCAGAATACTCAAGAATTTATAAATTATCAAGATAAACTTAATGAATATTCTTTATTAAAATGAATAAAGCCGACCAGAACTAACTGAGTCGGCTTTTATTGTTTAATATACTTTTTTAGTTCCTAAATATACTTCAGTAACTGGATTA